CGTCGGCTAAATCAATGACTTTGCCGTAAAAGCCGCCCAAAGCCTTATGTTTCGCATAGGATCGCGTGTTTAAATGCACGCTATGCGTCACATCGCGGGCTAAAAACAGGTGTCCTATTAGATCCGCGCAGCTCATTATTCTAATCCCGGTAATTGAGGTTGCATAGGCGTCGATCTAGGCACAATGTCACCTGTGTCTAAAGCGGCAGCAATAGTTCCTTGAACAATATCACTAATTTGTTCAGGTGACAGGCCGCTTTGCATGGCTTGAAGACGCTTTGTCTCCGCATCATACGCCTTGATTTGCGTATTTTGCTCGTCAATCGCCAGTTTCTGCATATCATACGACTGTTGCAGTTGCTGAACCAGAGCCGCAGTCTGCTCCATCTGGTTCGCCATGTCGTTCATTTGCATACGCATCATCTGCGCTTCTGGCGACTCATCTGTGTTGTCCAGAACCTTCGGATCGAGCGTCTTGGCAAAGCGCGCCGCCATCTCCTGCGCCCCAGGCCAGTCCATGTTCTTAATGAACAGATCGCCCGCCACAGCCCAGAGCTGCGGGTTGGTCTGCAAGATCATCTGCATCGCTTCCATCGCCTCTTGGCGCTTGGTCGCGTAACTTGGGCCTGTCGTTACAACCACGTCGTAAATACCAATTGACGGGTTATAAATCTTTTCAATATCCAGACCTGTGATCGGATCCTTGATGACGCGCACTGGTTCTGGCTGGTTCGGATTGATCTTCACCATATCCACTTCGCCGTCGAGTCCGACAATACGCGCCACGCGCTCAGTATCATAGATCTTAGGGATCAGATCGACTAACTGTCTTGTCGTATATCGAACCGCTCGCGCGAGATTGTCCACGTAGTGATATGTGGATGTATCGCCCTGGTTTTGCCGTGCCAGAATCGCACGACCCGTCCTCTCGTTACTGGTCGCACCAATGGAGCTGTCGTATTGACCCGTGGTGGCTTTAATATCTTCCCCAGCGCCCACTTTGGCCTGGATAAGGCCGGTTTGCGCCATAGGTGGCTGCGCGCGTTCAGGTAATGGCAGAGGAGATCCTGCGCCGTCAGTGACGTCTGGGTTGACTTCGAGGTAAGGCCAGTTGTTTGTATTGGCGGTTTTCCAGTTTGTTTCGTATCCTTCAAACTGGCCTCCATATCCGATAAATGGCGCTTTCGGAGCCAGCGCCAGCATCTCTGCTTCTTGGCTGACCCAATAGTTATACATGCGCTGCGCGTCTTTGGCATTACGCACCAAACCGCTGATGTATAACTGCCCGTCTACTTCAAACTCGTTGCCGACCACGCGGATGACCGGTATATAATTACCCGCCCAGTCGCGTTCCTCTAACACCTCAAAGCCGTTTGTCTTCAGCCACTTGACCTGACGGTGCTCGCTCGTGCGGGACTTCAGCGGCTTGCCAAACATAGCCTTGAGCTGCTTGTCCTGCGGCGATCCGTTAAACGCTGTGATATTGTCAGGGTAAAGATTCAGCGTCTTCTTTTGATGCTCAATATAAAAATACTCAGCGATACGGACAGTTTCCTGGCTCATCCACATGCTAAGTGACTGATCGCCAACGCCTTGCGACATCATCACGCTAATAGGCAGTGCGTCTGGATAAAGGCGCTCATACTCTTCTTTGGGTATGTCTTCGGTGATAAAGCACCACTCCGCGTCTGATCCGCAAGGATCGTGGATCATTGGATCCATATAGACGCTGAAGCTGTTACGGACGCGACCGATCTTTAGGTCTTGGTCAAACGAATCTTCGCGGCAATATTCCGTAAGGATTCGGATATAACCTTCTCCGTAGGTAACTTGATTGTCGCACGCGGTATCATATGCAACGTCCGCGTCGGATAGGTATTCGATGTGTCTAACGATACCTTGAAAGATCTCTGCGACCGCAACGTCGGCTTTATCGTCCGCTGGGATGACCTTACCAGACGGTCTGTTTTGTCGTTGTTCATTGGTTACTAACCTGACATGCTGCGGTAATTTGTTAATTGTCAGGCATGGTCGTGCGTTGATCGTCTGACCCTGCACCGCGCCTCTGGTCGCCAACACGTCAGCGGGCCATTGGTATTGGTTATCTGGCGAGCCAGCCATAAATCGCAAGTCGTCTAATTCGTCTTCCCTACTGTCAGCGTAAGCGGCAGAGGCAACAGTAAAACGATGACGCATAGTAGCCAAACGGTCGCCTTCAGACGCATCCGATACTTTTCCAGCGCCCTCTACATCACTAGCAGCCATAGAATCTATTGCCTTTCCGCGAGTTCTCAGACCCCGGTATAATTTGGAGATTATCGACTACGTGTAGTCCTGAAACGGTTTTACCTCTAAGCGGTATAATATGATCCACATGCCAAGGAAAGCCGTAAGCCTGTGAAAGTTCATGGGCCAAGTCGTAGAATTTCTTTATATCAGTAAAATCTTGGTCTGTCAGCCATTTAGGAGTGCGTTGCTCTTGGGCCGCGCGTCGTTCAGCTACTTTAGCATTTCTGTGCGCTGGGTTACGTTTTTTCCAGCTAGAAGATATACCTAAATATTTATCCCAGTTTTTAGACTGCCAATTAGCGTTTTTGGCTTTTACTTTGTCTGGATTATTTACGCGCCAGTTTCTGTATTGTTCTGACGTGCGTTCGGGGTGATTCGCGCGATAATTAGCGCAATGTTTGCGCGCTTTTTCAGGATTAGCTCTATTCCAAGCTAACGCAGCATCTTTAGCGCATTGGACGCATTTACGGCTTACCGTATATCGGCCCGTTGTGTGGCCTTTGCGGCATGGCATGCCAACATCGTAGATTAGCTGCACGATTTGCCTTTTTTCCCGCCGCCTTTCTTAGCTGCTTCGCGCTTAACAGAATAGGCAATCGCAGCCGCTTGAGCCGGTTTTTTTCCGCTTTTTATCTCTGCGGCTATGTTCTTACGCATGGCGTTCTTAGATGATGACTTAACTAGCGGCATTATTTCTTCCTCGTCTTAGCGGACTCTTTGAACGCTTTAGCGGTTGGTGCGCCCTTAGACCCAACTTTACGCATCTTCTCGCCCGATCCGGCTGCAATGCGTGCTTTCTTGGCGTGAATATTACTGTAAAGTCCCGGCTTACTTGCCACAGTTCCATCTCCTTAAAGAAGCTTTGGCGCGCTCGCCGTTTTTAGCTTTAGCTGCAACTGCACCCATTCTTGCGCAAAAAGATTTTTTACGGCCTTCGTCAGCTTTGGTTTTAGGATTAGGCGCGGGCGGCTTAAGATTACTGCCAGTAGCAGCATTATAGGCTTTTCGACCTTTAGCCGTCAGACCAGCGCCAGCTTTCGTAGGCAATTTTTCGCCGCGCCCTATAGATAATGACACAGACTTTTTAGCCATTTAATGCGCCATCCAACCAGAGGAATTACCGCCGCCAGCATACGTTACGCGGCGCGGGTTGTCTACTCGTTGCTCGCGTCTAGCGACAGGAAAGGCGAAGGTTACTGCGATAGCGTCCGCTGCGTCAGGTGACGCCAGTCCTCTCGACTTCATGTCCTTCTTAGACTCCAAGAAGATCGTTCCCTTCGAGTCCGGCTTCATCATTGGCCCGATCAGGTCTGATTTCAGATACCGATCCTTCGGTATGCTTGCGTCCTTCAGCCAGTCTTTCATCGCGCCCCACATCTCCGCGCGCTTGTTGCCATACATTCCTGGCCGACTTGATTTGTTTCCAAAATTTACTCCGCGCACCTTGTAGCGCTGTTCCTTCAACCGATCCACGACACCTGCGCCCAAACCCCCTTCATCTATCACAACGAGGGCGGGCTTATACTCCTCTATTGTATCTATCACTCGTCCAACAACTTCCATCGTGTCGTCGCCTCGATGTCGTCGGATGCTCAGTATGTCGCGCCCCTGCCGTATCGCTATTACGGTAGCGTCGGCACCAAAGCGTGCTGGATCCACTCCGACCACGATGGGCGCGGACTGGTCGGATATAGCGGGACGTTCCATTGCCTCGTCAACCAGCGCGTTTCCGATGAACTGGTCGTCGCTCGCGTTGGGGAACTGACCGTAGACCTCGACGTGCGCGGCGCTTGAGTCGGGGCCATACTCGTCAATGATCTGTTGATAGACGGCTTTATCCGTGCCTTCGACGGAGCGGGCATCGACAATTTTATTTCGCCAAAAGTCTCGCTTGGAGTTAAAACACTCATAAAAGTAACCAGAGTTACGACGGGGGTTGCTGAAGCACAACCAAAAGCGATTAGGGGTATTTTCCGTAAAAAAGCCCGCTGCAACTGACCAGATACTATCATCAATTCCGCTCGCCTCATCGAACACCAGCATGACACCCGCGAAGTTATGCACGCCCGCATATGCGTCAGGATTCTCTGCACTCCACAACCGCCCTTCTACGCCCCAATAGCGCGTTCCCATTTTCAGATCTCGTTCGACCAGCTCCGCTATCCACTTCGCCGGTAGCAGCCACTTGGTGATCTCAGCCCAGGTGACGCTACGGAGCTGCGCCTCTGAGTTAGCCGATACGATGGTCGTTGAGCCGATCCGTGTGGTCAGCATCCAGATCGTCAGCCAGCTAACGAGGGCAGACTTACCGATACCGCGACCTGAACTGACTGCCATACGCAGCGTTTCAAAGTCTATCTTGCCGTTGTTAGCTTTGATGTGCTCGCGTAATTCTGTCAGAATTTCCCGTTGCCATTTACGCGGCCCCTCGAAGTGCTCAAGTGGCGTATTCGGTTTCTTCCACGGGAAGGCTAATCTGACGAAGGCCAGCGGGTCGTTTTTCAGCGCTGGATTCCACAACGTTGCCATCAAGCGCTGTTCTTCCTCCGGGCTGTATATAGTCGTCTGCATCTATGATCTGCCCTTCGATCACGCGCTGTTGCGCTTCTTGTAGCGCCGCCGTGATGCTGATCGTCTGGTTAACCTCTACGCTGACAGCCTGTTTGGCTACCCAGCCATGTGCGTGCTTCAGCATCTCAAGCGCGGCTTTGCTATCGCCCGCCAACGCCGCTGTGCGGAGAACCGCGGCCATCTCTGCTTCGCCCTCTGCGCGGCCCTTATACTCTGCATACTCCGCAATCGGGTCGAGCTGTATTAAGCGCCGATACTCTTGCGGCGTCATGCCAGCCGCATAGGCCAGAGCATCACCTTTCAAGCCTTTGCGCGCGGCGTCGTAAATCAACTCTAGATTCTTTTCCGTCGCCTCTATGCTGCGAGGCTCGTATGGCAGAGACTGGAATGTCATAAAATGTTTTATATCATTGCTTTAACGATTACACAATGGCGGGTAAATAGCATATATCTCTGCGCGTATTTCTTTAGCTCTTTCCAAGGTCTTAGCTTCGCGTCGAATACGTTTTCCATAATACAGCATCTCTACGCAGTAGCGATCTTTAACCTTATATATGTTTCGCATTTCAGTAGGTCTAAAGTAAAACCCCGTATTTTGCATTTGTGTTGCCAGTCTCAAGTTACAAATTCTGTTATCTGTTTTGATCCCATTTACATGATCTATTGTCATATCCTTTGGCGGATGCTCGCCGTGCACCCATAACCATATTAGTCTATGCGCTTTATATTCGCGGCCTCTTATCGTTACACGCCGGTATCCATTCCAAGTCATAGAACCTGCGGGGCGTCCTTTTAAAGTAAGGATGTCGCCTGTGTCTGGATCAATTCGCAAAGATTGTTTGAGTTCTGCTTGAGTAATCATGCTTTTAATATTACACGCCAGGGGAGGGCCGTCAAGCTGATAAAATAATAAAAATTTCGTGCAGTCCCTGTATAGATATTCCCGCCTTCCCTCTGGCCCAGAGCCCCCTGGCCGAGCTGAATGTAAACTAAGTTTATGTAAACACGGAGCTGAATGTAAACAAATGTAAACTTAATGTTTACGTAAACATGTTTATGTAAACGGCGGGGTTGAATGTAAACTGTATCATTATGGCACAGTTTACAATCATGCAGCTTTGTTTATGTAAACGTGTTTATGTAAACGGGGAGTTTATAATAATCATGTTTATGTAAACGCGCGGTATATAATAACTGAATGTAAACTATCGTTTGCGGTAAACGTGTTTATGTAAACAAATGTGTGACAGTTAATGTGCGCGCTTTGTTCTATTGACGCGAGCGCGCGCTTGTTTGCTGTAAACGTGTTTATGTAAACAAAGCGGTGCGCGCTTACTGAATGTAAACTAAAGATCGCTTGGCGGCGCGCACTGCGCGCGCTCGTCATGTAGCTACCAGGCGAGCGACTGCCAGCGCGGGCGCGTCGTGATTGTAAACTTAGTTTACGTAAACTTGACGGCGCGCACGCTTTATGTTACTGCGTCTTTATTGACGCAGCGAGGGAATCCCTGGCTGCGTTTTTGCGTAAGAGAGGGGGCGAAGCCTGGTTTTTGGCTTTCAACGCACCTCACATCGCTTTCAACGTCCGTGTCGCGCCTTACCAAACATTACCAAAAGTTAATGAGTTTGGCGAGTTGGGTAGTTTGGGTAGTGCCCAAAAAGTTGCTGGTAAGTTTTGCGCTGCACTGCACAATAGTATAACAATATTTTTAAATTGATTTTTAATCATATATATACCCAACTCGACAAACGGGTTCATTAACAGACAGTTGCCCCAACCCAACCACCGCCAAACCACTACCCAACACCGCATTTTCACTACCCAACACCGCATTTTTACTACTTAACACCGCCCACACCGTAAAAAAATATCTTATTTTGTGTAAAATAACTATTGACACTAGTTGTGCACATGTGTATAACTCACAACATCAAACGTAAAGGACACGCACATGTATAACTGTTACGCCTGGGCCACCACCAAAACTCCTACCGGATATGTTTGGCATGTGAGCGGCTTTAACCGCGAGACGCCACGCGAGACGATTGTGTTGCGTGAAGGCGTTTGTCTCACCCGCGCAATGGCGACGCGCATCGCTAAAAAACATGTTCTTTTTTTTCGCCGTAATGTAAAAAAGTATTTGACATAACTTTTAAACATGTGTATAACTACAAACATCAAAAGGAGAGTCAAATGAACGGCAAGATCCAAAACCTCAAAAACGCCTACGCCTCTGGCAACCATGACAAGACCTTCCGCGCTGCCTGCGCGCTGGTCAACTACAACAAGAAGCATCCGTTCGCGGTGTGCATGTATCCGGGCGCGGACGAGATCGTAGCACTCGCCAAGCGCATACAAGCAGCCGGTTTGGGGTTCTACAAATGAGCCCCGACAGCACCCTCATCAACTTGGCGACCGCACTGATAGCGGTCGTCATCTTCACCAACGTAATCCCTCACATTGTAGGATATTGATCATGGAAATCTACGAACTTGAAGCCGAAGCGCAAGACATTTGTCAACATTGGGTGCGTAAGATCGGCATAGGCTTTCACATTGACACGCCCGCAAGCGACTATTCGCCGCCACTGCCAATCAACGACCGCCGCGCGTTGCACGCTGATCTTCGCCGCTTATGGGAGATCGGCGAGCTTACCGGCCTTGACATGTATGGAATCGCCCTGAACGCAATGGAAGAGATATGCGCGTTTTAGTGGCTTGTGAGTTCAGCGGGGCAGTGCGCGACGCTTTCAGACGGCGCGGGCATGACGCGGTATCGTGCGATTTGTTGGCCTCAGAAGCTAACGGGCCGCACTATCAAGGCGACGTTATTCAATTTCTAGATGATAGATGGGATTTGATGATAGCTCATCCGCCTTGCACGCATCTGGCCGTGAGTGGCGCGCGTTGGTTTAAAGATAAAAAGGAGGAACAAGCAGACGCATTACGGTTTGTGCAAATGTTGTTGGACGCGCCTATTCCTCGCATAGCGTTAGAGAATCCGATCAGCATCATAAGCAGCCAAATCAGAAAGCCGGATCAAATTATTCAACCTTGGCAATTTGGACATGGCGAAACTAAAGCGACGTGTTTATGGTTAAAGAATTTACCAAAGTTAGAACCGACTAACATCGTTGATGGCCGCGAGGCGCGCATCCACAAAATGCCGCCAAGCCCTGACCGATGGAAAGAAAGATCAAAAACATATCAAGGCATAGCGGACGCTATGGCCGATCAATGGGGACAATAATGATTACTTACATATTCGAAGGCGGGTCGTGCGACGCGATACCAGACAAAGAGAAGGGCTTTGAGTTCACGCGAATCACGGCCAACAACGTGAACCTCGACAATGGTCAACTGCCTTACAAACTGATGGAACGCATACTGCGCGGCAAGCGCCACGCGACCCGCATCCTTGCCCTTATCGAGGCTGACCGCAAATGAAACACGCGCTCTATGTTATCGGCCTAGCCGCCAGCGTAAGCGTGTTGATTCCGTCTATCTTCATCCTTTTACTATGGGTGCTTCAATGAGTGATTACGACTATCTTTGTCTGTTGTATAGATTGTCAACAGAGTCCCTTGAACTCATGCTCAAGCATGAGGACGACCGCGTTAAGCGCGAGATGATCGCGGGCGAACTTGAGGCGCGACGATGAGCACGATAGTAACCGAAGTAATGACGACCATCGAAGCCGCCGCGTATGTCGGGCTTAAAAAACCAACGATGGAACGCTTTCGTTTTCTTGGTCAAGGGCCAGCCTATTGCAAGTTAGGCGGCGCGGTCAGATACCGTAAAAAAGATCTTGACGCATGGCTGGATAGCCGCGCGGTCAGTTCGGTGGAAGAGGCAAAAAATAAATGACGATAGAACCACAAAGACACATGAAAGACCCTGCGGCGCTGACGCCATACGAGCAACGCATATGGGACTTGCGCCAACAAGGGCTGGACAACCATCAGATCGGCGCAGCGCTGAATCAGTTACCTGGCAGCATAGCGTCGCGCATGAAAGCCATAAGAGAAAAAGTGGAACTGCAAAATGAAGAAATCAATGAAGCTCGTTTTGGTTGACAGCCAAGGCAACCCTGCAAAGACCGTCACGGTCAGCGGGGAAGGGCCGGACGTGGAAGAGAAGTTTGCGCGGGTTATGAAGAAAATTGAAGAGCATCAAGCCGCTGCGGGCTGGACGCAAGCCGATCTTGATTCATTTGCGAGAAAGATGAAACAGTGAGAGCGCCGTGGTGGGACACAAGCAATGAAAGGGAAGGCGACGTGTTCGTGCGTGAAATAATAGCCGAAGTGGCTGATGAGTTCTTGATATTCCCGTCAGACATTGTGGGCTACAAACGAGTATCAAAGATCGTGCAAGCTCGTCACAAGGCCATGTATCGCGCTAGATATGAAACCCACTCTAGCTATTTAAAACTTGCGCGTATATTCAAGCGCGACCATTCTACGGTGATCTATGGCGTCAAATGTTGGGAAGCTAAACTGAAAGGGGCTAAGTATGATCGTGCTCGTTGATCCCGTCTACCTATACGACGGTCTGGGAATCTGCTATTAGTCGGGAGCGTATTGACCTCCCCTTGACTTGGCCCCGTGTCTACCGACGCGGGGTTATTTTTGGTGCTAACGTGACTGACACCGAATATGAGCGGCGCTTAAAGGCGTTGCAGCAAGAAGTTTCTGCGGCCTATCTTAAAGGATATGAAGAGGCGCGGCAACGGTCACAATGGACGATCACCGCCGCCGTGGACGAAAGCAACCGCCTTCGCTTGGCGCTCGAAGAGGCGCTGGTTGAGGTGGACGAAACAGCAAAAATAAAAATTCTTGCAGCAATGCAAAGAAAAGCATGATCAGACCCTCCAAAGGGTCAGACCATGATCACGGCAATCTGTCAGAATGTCAACGACACAACCCTTCCTTACAGGTGTGATAAACGATCTTCGTTAATTCACAGCCGGATAAGAGAAGCGCGCTACTTAGTATTACGAAAAGGCGATACATTTCCTTCGACCTTTACTGGTTCGATTGCCCGTCTCAGATCTGATTTCGACTCATGTTGGCGGTCAGGCCGCACATAGATGTGACGCTTGGTAGGCAGCTCCTCTGCCGCGCACATCCCCATATCAACCCAGCCAGCCTCCGCGAGCGCGTGCAGTAGCGCGGGCTGTGGGATCTTGAGGCCGGATGGTGCGATACCTGGCCCCATAAGCATCTCACAGTGCCGATACCAAGGGCCAGCGATAACGCCCGACTCGAACGGCGCGGCGCGCATCTCGATCTGATGCAGGATGAAAGCCTCTGCCGTGGACAGACCGCCGACGATCATGGTGCGCTTGTAGTCTGTCTCCATAGGCGTTGCGGACGGGTTGAACTTCGACACATCACGCGTGTGCAGCCAAGACCCGATAGCCTCGAAGCCGCCGCTGTGATACCAGCCCCACATATCCTGCGCGGCCTCTGGGGTCATCCGCTCGCAGCTAGACCATATACAAAACCAGCGACGATCCTGCGTCGGAAGAGAAATCGGAATCTCGTCATTAGAGAACGCCAGGACGAAAAGTCGATTGAGCATGTCGTAAGGGTGCAGATTCTTACGGTTGATCGTAATGACGTCAGGCGGGGCGGCGATGATCGGCTTCAGCTTGTTAGCCAGGGCGCGACGCTGCGCGGCGTCGGGCTCTTTAAGCTCGTTGAGGACGAGGATCTCGCTCTCAAGCGCGTAACCCCACTGAGACGACAGGCTTTCGTTATTTATTAGGCCATAGTTCTTTTCATTCGGGCCACACACCGCCCAGATAAATGGAGCCCACATCGTATCTTTGCCGCGACCCTCCTTGCCACCGTGCAAGATCGCGTGATTAATTTTAATATTAGGATGTTGGACTTTAAACGCCATCACATCGAGGACGTGATTGCGCTCTTGTTCGTCAGGGATCAGCTTTTCGCAATGCTCAAGCCAAGGCGTGACATCGCCGCCTTTGCCCTTCACGTCGGGCCGCGCGTCGCGCCAGCGGTTGCCGTAGACAAGCCCGTCTTTGTGAACCAACAGGCTTTCTCCCGCTGCGTAAGTCACACCCTTCAACGTGTATTCACACTTGGTTTCGCGGTGCTCGTCGTAATATATCGACGCCTCAATCCGGCGCGGCTTTAGCCCATTAACGGACACACACGCAACGCCGCGAAAGATTGCGTTGAACGTGGCGCGTGAGTATTCAATGCAAGATTCTTTATCAAAGTAAGAGTCATCGTCCATGACATAGAGGAAACGCTCGAACCAACTTTCCTGTTTGACACGTCCGGCTTGAAAGCGTTTAACATCCGCAATACGTTTGTCTGCACTGTCTTTAAACGCGGTGTTCTCCGGCAGCGCCTTTGCCAGTCGTTGCATGTTCTCGTTTATCAGATCTTCGCGCAGCCCTGGCATCGCCTTTGGGCCACCTTGTTCTGCAACCCAATTACAAAAGAACTTGCTGTCTATCTTCTCGCGGCAATGACCGTGAAAGCACGTAAACGCGCGCATTGACGGGTTATAATAGCCGACGTTGCTGCCGTCGCTGTGTTCTTCTGCGTTAGGACAAATAACGGGAGCCCACCCATCATGGTTAGGCTCGCCGTGAGCGTGGCCGTTCGCGTTTAACCATTGGAAAACTGCATCTGTGCCTGTGTCTTTTACGCGAATAGAAACATGATCACCCGTTGCAACGTCAACCGGCGTTACATCAAGCGCAACGCAGATCTCTTCAAGCGTGTATTCAAGATCTAAATTAGATTCGACAAGACGCGCTTTAAAATTACCGCGTCCCTTTTTAAGATTAACTGAGCCAGGTAGGCGACAGTTACGCACCGCGTTTGATGCGCCAGGGTCAGTATATTCCGCTGCGATAATAGCTTTG